GATTGATACTGAAACTCTTCAATCATATGCATATAGCCCATTATACACTGATGCTAAATTTAAAATAGTTGTTCCAAAAGATAGTTTATTAACTGTCGATCCACGATATTTTGATTTTGCTCCAATTGATTCTACTGCCACATTATTCTTTAATGCAAAAGGATCAGATAATAAGGGTGGAAATTATAATGTTTCCAGTTCAACAAAAGGTAACTTTATTCAAGCATCATCTGCTACTTACCCTGGTATTTCTAAATTATCATCAACTGAAAAACAATCAGTTGGGCCTAAAATGTATCTTGATTCCGCTGAAGCTGGCCGTGGTGCTATAGCCTTACCAGATTGGTCATATGGAAGAGGAACGAATGAAATTAAAGGTGTTGGTAAATTTACGTGGAATCATAAGAAAACTGATTCCGGAAGATACACAATTCAACTCGGTGCAGGAAAAGGTTGCAGTGTAGTATGTATCCTTAGATATGCTAGCGCAATCAAGACAGATAGTGCTCTTTCTGGTTCTATAAAAGTTCCAGGTATTTCTTCTGGTTCTAAAGTATTTGGTAATGCTGCAAAGGTTTTGTTTGACACTCCGGTAATCGTTAAAACAGATACTCTGTATGGTATTGTTGTAGATTATGAAGATAATGGATACCAATTATGGACTAATAAACAAGGTGAAAGATTAATTGGTACGATTGGCCAATCGGGTTCTAACCTATCACCAGGTGCAAGTGGTAAAGGTGATGGCAAATATTTTGATTATACAAATGATCAGTTGAGAGCAATAAATGATCAAGATTTAATGTTTGAAGTTTTTGCTGCTAAGTTCAAAGCTAATACAGCAGATGTAGAAATTACTCATCGTGATTATGAATTTATTACTGTTGGAAGTTATTCTTTGACAGGAAATAGTGCATATCCAGGAGAATTTGTATATCAAGATTATGGTAACACAGTTGCAAACGTAACACATGGATTTACTGGTTCAGGTTTCTTTAAGCAAGGTACAGTGAATGTTGATACACGAATTGGAACTGAATCCGCTTCTTATTCAGCTCTTATAGGAACAAACACAGTATTCACTCAAGACTTTGGTATTGGTGATTATATAGTTGTTACAGATTTAACCAGAAGTAACACTGATATTCGTCAAGTTTCTTATATTGCAAATAACACATATTTGACTACGGATCAACCATTAACATTTACGAATACTGCAGCTTTTGTAAAGAAGACTGCTATTGCTAAAGTATTTGATGCCGATTATGGCACAAATAACATGATTCTTTTTGACACAAATGCTAACAGTTCAGTTAAGTTTCAAAGTTCTGGAATTGCATACGTAACCGTTACTGCAGGAGGAAGTTCTTATACGAATACGGACATCCTTCGTGTATATAACGGTGGATCTACTCTTAATGCAACCGCTGCTGTAGTCACAAATTCTGCAGGTGGAATTGTTGCTCTTAGGTTCTCAAATGTTGGTGCTGGATTTGCTTCTGCTCCAAGTTTTATTGTATCTAATTCAACAATATTAACATCCAACTCTTCAGCTGGATCCGGTGCAACATTCACTGCTAATATTGATGGGTCATATATCTTTGGTGAAACATCTCTTTATTCAGCTAATCTAATTTCTGTTGATAATCGACCAATTAGCGTATTTGATCCAGATATAAAATTGAAGAGAGAATCTATTGATACAGAATTAACTATTCAACATAATTTTGCATATTCAAATGGCGGAAATTATTATGTAAATACATCATTTTTAACTACCACTTCTGATGGTAATAACTATATCACAAAATATAGTGGAATGATAATGTCTAGATCTAATGAAGTCAGTTCCCCAACTTATCTTTATAACTCAGACAAATCTTCAGTAATGAAAGTACGGTTGAATGCTAAGAAGCCATATGCTGCTTCTAGTGGCGGGTTATATGTTTCACCAATTCTTCATACTGACATGCTAAACGTGTTTACTTATCAATATGACGTTAATAGTGATTATACAAATGAAACTACTCGTTCTGGTAATGCTCATTCTAAGTATGTAAGTAATAAAATTTCTTTTGCAAATAACAAATTTGCTGAAGATATTCGTGTATTCATGACTGCTTACAAACCATCTGGAACAGATATTAAAGTCTATGCAAAAATTTATCATACAGCAGATGGTGAAGCTTATACCAACAAGAGTTGGAGTGCTTTAGAACTGATTGATGGTTCTGGTCTTCAGAGTAGCAAAACAAATTTAAATGATGTTATTGCATTGACATATGGATTTCCAAAATATCCAGAAGTACTTTCTACTCTAACTGGTAGCGTTACTGTTGGATCTGGTAGTGCTACTATTACTGGCGTTGGTACTAATTTTTCATCAGATCTTGCTAATAATGATTTAATAAGAATCTATGATCCATTACAATCTAATACTAATTACTTTGTAGCAATTGCAACTTCAATTGCAAATACAACATCAATGACTATAAATAGTACAACAACCAATAGCAGTGTAATTGGATCAGGATTTAAGATTGATAGGCTTAAATATAAGACCGCAGCTTTTACTAACCCACAAAATTATAATATTGTAAGATATTATGCTTCTACGAACGTAGAACTCGATGGGTATAATGTGATGGCAGTCAAGATAGTATTATTATCAAATAATATTAACTTGGTCCCTGAAGTTGAAGATATAAGAGTCATTGGTGTATCAGCATAATGGCTCTTCCAAGATTAGTTAAAATTGATAATCAGTTTGCACGAGATACGTCAACTATGGCTATTATAAATACTGATAGTTCTTACTATGATACAATTGTTGCAAATCGTCAACAGTCAAGCACCATAAAAGAAGTACAACTACAAGTTGAAAGTTTAAAGAATGATTTCAATGAAATTAAACACATGCTTCTTCAGATAATAGGAAATAAGAATGTCTAGAAGTGTATCTAATGTAAATATAAGTACAGATTCATTCTTAGCATGGATCACACAAACTAATAAACTTCTAGAAGCTTTAAGAACCGATGTTATTACGGTTTCTACATCTATTACTGGTGGTAATGCAACATTAGCTAATACAACGGGTAATGCACAGCTTATTGGTATCTTTGGTGCTAACACGGTTGTAGCGACTGATGGTTTGCGCGGCGGTAATGCAACAGCTACTAATGTTCTCAACATTCTTTCAAACACTTCAGTAACTGGTGATTTTCTAAAAGTTGGTGCAAATGTACAATTAAATGCTATTAGTGTTTCTGTTGGCAACTCAACTATAAATTTAGTTGCAACACAAAATCTTCTTAAGATTTCTAATTCAACATCAATTGCAAATTTATCACCACTTGATTTAACAATTGGTTCTGCTGTGGTAAATGCAACTGTTCTTACAATTGGAACAGGTAATTTTTCTACTGGCGTTAATGTAGGTGCCAATGTTAATTTTACAACTTCAAGCATTCAAGTTGTAAATTCAATTTCAAACGTCGTGGTTAATTCTGGATTAGTAAAAGCATCTAATTCAACATCTACTGCTAATCTTACACCATCAGATCTTACAATAGGTAGTGCAATTGTAAACTCTACTATTCTTACAATTGGAACAGGTAATTTTTCAACTGGTGCAAACATTGGTGCTAATGTTAATTTTACAACTTCCAGCATTGAAGTTGTAAATTCAATCTCAAATGTTGTTGTTAATTCTGGATTAGTAAAAGCATCTAATTCAACATCAACAGCTAATCTTACTCCTAAAGAATTAACGATTGGTGCCACTGTTGTAAATTCTTCTTTAGTCACTGTCACTGGTGTAAATACAAGTTATGCTAATGTAACTGGACAAGTTAATACAGCAACATTATATGTTGCTACAAGCGCAAACGTAGGAACTGCCTTTACTGCTAATGCATCATTAGTAAATGCTATAGCGCTTAATGTAGTTAATCAGACAAATACAGCAACTCTTTATGTTACAACTTCAGCCAATATAGGAACTGCTTTTACCGCTAATGCCACATTAGTTAATGCTGCAGCCATTAACGTTGTGAATCAGATTAATACTGCTTCTCTATTTGCTAGTTCAAACGTTAGTACTGTTAACGTACTTGCTACATTAGTTACTTCTAACGTATCTGCTGGTTATGCTAATGTAACTGGTCAAGTTAACACCACAACACTATATGCAGGAACATCTGCAAATGTTGGCGGTAACGTTCAGATAACCGTGTCTCAATATGGCATCACGGGTAATGCAACCACTGTTCCAACAATGTCTCTTACTGCATCATCTTTGACGATTGGTAACAGTTCGATTACTGGTGCACCTCAGATTAATATTGCCAACAATCTTGGAAATACGATTGTTAACACTACATCAGTAAGCACAACTACTGTATATGCTAACACCACTGGTATTCATACGGGTAATGTATCAGCTACTGTTGTAAATGCAAGTGCTAACGTAAATGCACCATTGGTATTTGCCAATATTAGTGGTACATATGCTAACATTACGGGCCAGGTTAATACTACAACGTTCTTTGCAACTACATCTGCTAATGTAGGAGCAAATGTACAGTTAACTACTTCACAACTGTTTATTGGCAATTCAACAGCAAACGTATTATCAAACTCAACAATTGTTACAATAGCTAATTCTACTGGTATTGCAAATCTTCAACCTGCATTGCTAACGATTGGCGGATCGGTTGTTAATACTACTTATGTAGCAGCAAATAATTTAGTAATTAATACAGATTGTGAGATGCGAGTATCGTCAAATACTCTTAATGCAAATATTACTTCTGCTCAAGTATTTTTCACATTTGCTACTTCTTTCTCATCTGCAAAAATTACGGCTCAAGTAAAACGCTCGGGTAATGTTCAAACTTCTGATATGATCATTGTGCATGATGGAACAGATGCATTTATTTCTGTATATGGTACTGTTATAGCTCCTTCAACTTCATCTGATCTTGGTGATTTTAGTGTTGGCGTAAATGCTGGTAACGTTGAATTGAAATATCAACAAACAGCTGCTAGTTCTGTTATTAAAGTAATCGCTCACCTAATAAAGTAAAGTAAAGCAAAATGGCATCAGCAAATAGTAGATTTAAAACAGAGAATGGACTTTACGTAACCGGTGGTAATGCTGAGTTTACTCAGATAGTTACAGTAGGAGGTAATTGCACAGTAAGTGGTGATTTGTTATTTGTTGGTGGCAACCTTACAGTCCAAGGCACTCAAGTTTTTCAAGGTGGTCAAATTTATGTAAGCAACATCACTGCCAGCATGGCTGGTCTAGGCATTGGTAATACAACTTATGCTTTTGATGTTTATTCCGCTAATCTTTTTGTTAACACTGCAGTACTACCACTAAATAACACTATTCCATTAGGAAACACTACACGAAGATTTGTAACTTATTCAAACACGCTTGATGTTTCTACCACTGCATTGATTTCTGGTAACGTCACTATTTCTGGAACATCACACACTATTGCCGGTAATGTTAATATTGACTCTGGTGTGTTGTTTATTGATGGAACAAATAGCCGGGTTGGTATAAACAATACTGCTCCAACTACAGGTGTAAATTTACAAGTAACTGGTAATGCTAACGTTTCTGCTAATTTGGTTACTTCTTTAGTAGTGGTTAATAATGCTATTTTTGCATCCAATAGTAAATCTGTTACTTCTACTACTCAAGTGCTAGTTGATGATTTCCCATTAGTTCTATCAAACTGTGTTAAATATCTTGTATTTGCAAGAAATACAGGCAACACAGTTGTTCATACATTAGAACTAATGGCAATTCATGATGGTACTAATGTACTTTTATCTCAATATGGTGAGGTTTTTAATACTTCACTTGGTTCATTTGATGTGAACATTAACGTTGCAAATGTTGAATTAAAGTTTACAGCAACTGCAAGCGGAGCAGCACCAAACGTAACACATCCATATACAGTCAAAGTATTAAGAACACAAATTACATAAGCATTAGAGGAGAGGGAATCTAATGGCAATTTCTAAAGATTTCATTGTTAAGAACGGCTTACAGGTCGGTTCTAGTTTGCAAGTCAACTCTACTGCTACATTTTCAAACGATGTAACTATTTCTGGTAACTTAACTGTTTCTGGAACAACTACGTACGTTAATACTGCAACGTTAAACATTGCAGATAATATTGTTACACTAAACGCTGACGTATCTGGCGCAACAGGTCCTACTGAAAATGCAGGATTAGAAGTCAATCGTGGCAGTTCAGCAAACGTTCAATTGCGTTGGAATGAAACAACTGACTCATGGGAACAATCCAATGCCGGATTAAGTGTTTATTATAAACTCTTAGCAAACAGTGATATTCTCGATAGTCTTGTAAGTACTAGCATAACTGTTGCAGCTTCAGCTAACTCAGTAAAAGCAGCATATGATACTGCAATATCACAAGGATCAACTGCATATAGTAACGCAACTACATATGCATCAAACGCAACGAATATCTCATCTGGTACTTTAAACACTGCACGCTTACCAGCTCAAGTCAATGTAAGTGCTAATCTTAACATTGGCGCTTTTGGAACAACCAATGGTGTGAATATTCAAAACACAGCAATCATTGTTGGTAACTCAACAGCCAATGCAACACATGCCTATAATTTATTACAGGCTTCTAATGCTACAAGCACTGCTAATCTTTCTCCTGTTGATCTTAAGATAGGTAGCGCTATAATTAACTCAACTGTGTTAACTATAACAACAGTGAATGCCACTACTGTGAATGCAAACACGTCTGGTATTCATACCGGCAACGTATCAGCTACTGTTGTAAATGCTAGTGCGAATGTTAATGCTCCTTTAGTATTTGCCAATGTTACTGGTACATATGCTAATATCACTGGTCAAGTCAATACTGCAACGTTCTATGCTGCCACAAGCGCTAACGTTGGTGGTAACGTTCAAATTACAGTATCACAATATGGTATTACTGGTAATACTACTACTGCGCCAACTATGTCATTGACTGGTTCAGCTTTGACTGTTGGTAATAGTACAATTACTGGCGCACCTTCAATTAACCTAGCAAACAGTACTGGTAACACTACAGTTAATGTAACTTCTATTGGATCAAGTTGGGGTCTAATTTCAAATGCATCTGGCATATATCATAGTGGTGTAGTTAATGCTGCATCGCATACTACTACTACGACTGTATCTAATACAACTGGATTCTTTCCAACAACGAATGCTATAGCATTAGGAAACTCAACTGGTCTTTGGGTAGTGTTGGCTAATAGTGTTACTACTAATACTTTAACGGTTTCCGATGGAACAATTACTTCTGGAAACGTTAATATTACTGGATATGTTAACGCTTCAGCTAACTTAGTTGCTCCTTTAGTATTTGCTAATGTGTCTGCTGGTTATGCTAACGTGACAGGTCAAACAAACACAGCAACGCTTTTTGTAACAACAAGTGCTAACGTTGGTACAGCATTAACGATTAATACCACAGCACTTACTGTAGCTCCTAATACTAATATTGGTGATGGTGACTTATTTGTTGATACTGTTAATGCTCGTGTAGGTATCAATAATACTGCTCCCGGTGTCGCTCTAAGAGTTACTGGTGCAGTTGATATTAGTAGTACAGCTAACATTCAAGGTAATGCTAACGTTGGTGGTGTATTGGGTGTTGCCAGTAACCTTGGAGTCGGTGGTACTCTAGGTGTTACTGGCGTAGTTACTTTTTCTACAAGTGCTAACGTAGGCGCTAATGTACAGTTAACAACTTCACAACTGTTTATTGGCAATTCAACTGCTAATGCAACTGTGAATAGTTCAGCATTATATGTTGGTAATTCAACTAGTAACGTTGTTATCACTGCCAATAGTAATGCAAAAGGAAATAGATCGATATTATCAGCTAATGCTACCAATATTCCACCTACTGGCGGCGCCGTTGGTGATATATACTATTATTATTGATTTTAAACTGTGAGGCTTTTATGAATATTGTTGATGATTTTAATGATAGGTATTATGTTGTTTTAAAAAATTTAATTGATAAAAAGACATGTGATGCGTCTGTGATGCGTCTGTTTGATTTAGTTTCAAAAAAACAAACTGTAAATGATGATCAGTGTCCATCGTCAGATGCGGTCTATTGCGATCCATATTTTGATCAGCTTTTAAATGATCTTACAGAAACTTTTTCTGAAATATCTGGTCGTCAACTTATTCCTACATATAGTTATGCTAGAGTTTATAGACCTGGTGAAATTTTAACTATTCATAAAGATAGACTTGCATGCGAAATAAGTGCAACTGTTACGCTTGGTCTTAGTGGAAAAGAATGGCCTATTTCTTTTAATAAAGAAAATTCAACTGAAAATGGAAATGCTGTTATTCTTGAACCAGGTGATGTTGCTCTATATAAAGGCACAGAAATATATCATTGGAGAAATTCTTTTGAGGGTGAATGGCAGTGCCAAGTGTTCTTTCATTATGTTGATGCAAATGGCCCATGCGCAAATCAAAAATATGATGGTAGATCAAGTTTAAATGTTTCTAGTGAAACACAAAGAGTTGTTCATGTGAAACAAGAAGATTCTGTAATTTATTTTTGGCAATTTCCAAATGTTATTTCGGAAGAATATTGCGATTCAATTATTTTAAAATATGGTTCTTCTGAATTAGAAGATGCTGAAATTGGTTCGCATACAAATGGAGTTATAAATAAGCAAATAAGAAATGTTAAGAAAATGCTTCTTCCTATTCATGAAGGGATAGGAACTCAATTAATTTCAAACGCGTTTGTTGCAAATCAACAAGCATGGAAATTTGATTTAACACATTGCCAACAAATAGAATATTTAAAATATAATGAAACAGGTAGATATAAATCTCATTTGGATACGTTTATAACAACACCAACAAAAGAATGTAGAAAGCTTACAGCTCTTGCATTTCTTAATGATGATTTTGAAGGTGGTAAATTTTTTCTACAAGTATCAGATGAAAAGCTTTATCCATTACAAACTAAAGGAACGGTTATAGTGTTTCCATCATTTTTACTACATGGCGTAGAAGATGTAATATCAGGTACTCGACATGCAACAGTATGTTGGATGATTGGTCCATATTTTAGGTAAAACGCATGGCAGCAAATACATACATAAAAGTTACAGAAACAGCAACTCCTGCTACTGATTGGAAACGAGTAAAAACTATATACATTAATGATGGCACTGCTTGGCGAAACGTAAAATCAACATATGTTAATGATGGTGTGGCCTGGCGTCAAGTTTTTATTGGTGTGTTTACTTATACAGAAACTATATCTGTTTCTACAGCAAATTATAATCTAAGAACACAATTAACTTCTGCTGGTTGGAATGGTACTGATGATGTAAATGCAAGCATTACAATAAATCCTGCTGTTGTTGTATATTCAACTGCAACACCTACTGCAGCGTTTACATTAAGTCCTGCATTACCTGCGCTATCAACTGTTACTTTAACAAATGCTGGTACGATTGTTGGTAAAGGAGGCGCAGGAGGCAGCGGTGGCGATGCTACCTTGAATGCTGCTACACCTTCGGGTCCACCTAAGAATATAAATACATATCCTGTTACATTCGTGAATGGTGCTGCTGGTTCTGCAGGTGGAAGAGGAATGACAATAGCTTCTCCTATAACTATTAATAATAGCGGAGGAGTTATTGCTGCTGGAGGCGGAGGAGGCGGAGGAGGCAAATCATATGCTACAACAAATCCAGTTGGATGGTATGGTGCTGTTGTAGGAGGAAGTGGAGGAAGTGGAGGTGGAGGATCTTCACAAAGCGTCGCTGTCGGTGGACCAGCAGGAACCGTGCCTACAACTGTTCCTTCTCCAGGATTTCCAGCAAACTATGCAAGAGCTAATGGAACTGTAGGAACATCTGGTTCTACTTCTGGAGGCGCAACAACAGCAGCAGTAACATTACCTAAACTAGCTCCGGCTATACCTGCTACATTTGTTGCTATTGGTGGCACCGGGGGTGCTGGCGGTGCAAGAGGCGCAGCTGGTTCTGCAGGTGGCGCTGGTTCTGGTTCAACTACGCCATCTGCAACCGCCAATGTTGAATCGTCTTCAACTAATGCTGGAACTGGTGGTGCTACTGGGGTTGCTATTCAAGGATATTCATTAATAACATTTCCAGTAGCCGGCACAGTTACTGGTCCTACTGCGGGATAAAAATATGCCAATCACAAGAAAAACATTATTTAAATTTGAAAGTATTGATCAAATTAATGGGCAATGTATTGTTCGTCTTATTAATCCATATGGTCCAATACAACTTGGTACTCGCTCACTTGACGATTTTTTAATTGAAATTGAAGTTGACACAAACCATTTTGATTTAGAAGGAAACCGTATTAAAGAAAAACGTATGATTATGAATACAGATAATCCTAATGAAGATTTGGTATATTCTTATGATATTCCAGTAAATTCAGATGGTAATTTTATTTCAGCCGAGGAGCTCACAGAACATATTGCTAAGCAATATCCTCATGATTATTTTGAAACTGTATATAGTAGAAAACTAGCTGCAGAAAGATCCGATCTATCTGATCTATTATCAACAGAACATGAAATTGATTTAGTTTATCCTGATCCAATTGAAATTATAGAAGAAGTTGATATTGACGTTCCTTCATCAACCGTAGTGCTCTAAAATGAAACAAACGCCATTTTTTGTAAAACAAACGATACATAATCTTACAGAATTTAATTCTAAACCAATTAAAGTTCCAAAAGATTTTGCACGTATTGCTAAATTTACAATTGGGCAAATAGTATCAAGTGGTTCTTGGAAATATGGATTTTATGATATAGACAATCATCCAGACAAAGATACAATATTATCTGTTGATCCGACATATTATCGCGGTGATTTTACTACTCACAATAACGCATATTCTCCAAACAGAACTCATATAATCTCATGTTCTGATAATCAAACTGTAAGAGAAACAATTATTGATGATAATATTCCTAGGCATGCATATCCGTTAGAGAATGACTCTTCTATTATTTGTATAAATCAAGATGGGAAAATAACAGAAGATAAAGTTATGACTTTAAATGATGTTATTGTGGTAAATGCTGGCGAAGATTTGTATAAATTTATTGAAGATGAATCTTATCTAATTCCATTAGAGGGTGAAATTGTTATTAATGGTCATAGACGCCTTCATAAACAAGTAACATATGTTACTATAGCTAAGGATTTACACATAGAAGGTATTGATAATGTTCTTCTCGCCGTTTTTAAATAAAGCCAAACCATATGCAAAGTTATCATATCAGGTAATTCTGCATCTAATCTTCTTTGCTTCTTTTTTCATATATCCTATCGAATATAATCTTTGGGGATTATTGTTTTATGTCTTATTCGGAGGCATAGGCATCTCAGTAACCTTTCACCGGTATTACTCACACCTATCTTATAGGTATTTTCCTGAATGGATGAAATGCATTGGATTAACATTCGGCACATTAGCTTCTCAGGGTACTATTATAGAATGGGTAATGAAACATCGAAAACACCATAAAAAAAGTGATACGGAAGAAGATCCTCACAGTCCACATTTCTGTAATCCGTTTAAACTATATTGGACTGCTTTAAAATATGAAACCAATATCAGCGTTCATTACGGTGGTAGATTACTCAAAGATCATCTTGCTTTAGAATTCCATAAGTATTATTGGCATATCATTGCAGTATATTCTATTGCTCTTTTAATGCTTGGTCCTCAGTATTTTGTATATGGTTATGTTGCTCCTGCTGTTTGGTCTTGGATTGCAACGAGTCTGGGTATTGGTATACTGGGGCATTTATATGGTTATATATCATATGATACAAAAGACTTAAGCAGAAACAATACTTTGATTGGGCTTTTAGTATTTGGAGAAGGTTATCAGAATAACCATCATCAATTTCCCGGTGATGCAGTTCATAGTAAGAAATGGTATGAAATAGATATATTGGGTATAGTGAGTAAAAAATTATTCAATTGAGAGTATTATGGAATTTGTAAAAGAAGTGAAATCTCTTGAAGAAGTTAGAGATGCATTTAAAAATAACTTGATTGTTTTTATAAAAAAGAAATATCTAGTGCTTTCTGATATTTGGTATTTCTTTAAAGATCTTGACTTAGCATATTATGGCGAACCCAAATACCCAATTATCGAGTTCTATTATGGGCAACAAGGAAAGAAAGAGTATATTGAATTCTTTAAGTCTGCGACATATCCAGAATATCCGGGTGTATTAAAAGTTCAATCCAAAAAGAATGAAAAAGGTGTTTCGGAAGGAATTGTTCCTACTAATGAATACTTAAATTGGCATAGAGATGGTCCTGCATATAGAAAAGTATACAACGCTATTTGTTTACACGGCAAAAATACTGTTAATACAAGTACTTCTTTTTTAGAAACTATTTCTGAATATTACAAATTATCATTAAGTGATAAGGATTTTGTAAATTCTTTGATATATGAATATCGATCTGACATATTAATGCAAGGTATTGAGAGGGTATTGAATAAAAAGAATACACCATCATATCCTAGTCTTCTTCATAAAGAAATTCTACTAAACTATATCGACAACTATTCAAGTGAAGTTTTAGAAAGATCGCTAATAAGAACCTCATTAACTGGTCTTGTAGGATTTGGATACGACTACAATATGGCTGTGATGTTTAAAGGCAAGACATTCAAAGAAAGTCTTGAGATAACTAAATGGTTAAAGTCTTTATTATTTAAAGAAGAAAATGTTTATAAGCATAATTGGAATGATGGAGACTTAGTGTTTTTTGATTCAATATGCACTCAACACTCAAGAGATGCATACACAAATATGGATAGATTGCTTCATAGAATCATTTTTAATTTTAAATAAATAATAAATAACCAAAGTAAACATTTTGGATAAAAAATGGCAACAAAAGCAAATTTAGTCATAGATCAAGGTACTACATTTTCTACAATCATAACGGTTGCAGATGCTGAAGGTGTTGCTCTTGATTTATCTAATTATACCGGTGCGGCGCAGATGAGGAAACATTATTCTTCATCTAATTCTTTTTCTTTTACGATTTATGTAGCTAACACTGGAACTGTTACTCTTTCTATGTCAGCTAATACAACCGCTAACATTACATCTGGAAGATATGTTTACGATTGTGAGATCACTAGTAATACCGGTGTAGTGTCAAGAATAGCAGAAGGAATAGTAACAGTTACACCTGAAGTTACGAGATAAAAATGAAATCAATTGTTTCTCAAACAACTGGTATCGTTTCTACTGTTGTTCAAAATTTAAATAATATTATTGCACTTAACGCACCTGTCAATGAAAGCATTACTGTAGTTCCACAATACACTATACGAAATTATGAGGTGAAACCTATAACAACTAATCTAAACAATATAAACTTAGACCTCGATGGAGGCACTTTTTAGGGGATATTCATGGCTAATTTAATTCAAATTAAAAGAAGTAATACTACTTCTATCCCTACATCATTAGCTAATGGTGAAATGGCATACACCTCTAACGGGGAAATACTTTATATTGGAAGCAATGGTGCAGTTACTGCAATAACCGGTAAACGGTTCCCTGGTGTTCTAACTGCAAATCAAGCACTCGTAGCTAATTCTACAAGTGGTATTGATAAAGTAATTGTTGCAAATCTTCAACCCACTGGCGTATATGCTAATGGATCTTTGGGATCAGGTGGACAAGTCCTCACGAGTAATAGCACCGGCGTATACTGGTCATCTCCAACATCGGGCGTAGCAGGAAGTAACACACAAGTGATGTATAATGGATCTGGAGCACTTTCCGGGTCTGCAGGATTTACTTTTGATTTTGCTGCTAATAATCTAAACATTGCAAATACAACTAACTCAGCTAGTCATACTGTTGGATCAAATTTCATTGCTAACTCTACAGCGATTGTAGGGACAGGTTATGCTAACGTAACAACCAGCGTCAACTCAGCCCTACTTACTGTTGGTACGTCATTTATTGCCAACTCTACTGGTGCTTATCATACCGGTACAGTTAATGCTGCATCGTACACGGTTGGTTCTGGATTTATAGCCAACGCTACAGCAATTGTAGGAACAGGTTATGCTAACGTTACTGGTTCAGTTAATGCTGCCAGCCATACCGTTGGAACAACGTTTACTGCTAATGCTACATTGGTTAATGCTGCTGCGCTTAACATTGTAAATCAAGTTAATACAGCAACTCTGTATGTTACTACATCTGCTAATATAGGTACTGCATTCACCGCAAATAGTTCTTTAGCTAATGTTATTGCTCTTAATATTGTCAATACAACTAATACTCAATATTTAAACGTATCAAAGGATGTAAGTATTGCTGGTAACTTATCTGTTACAGGCACACTTGTGACTATTAATGTATCAACATTAGCTGTAACAGATCCACTTATTCGATTAGCATCAAATAATATTTCTACTTCAGATAATATAGATATTGGTATCTATGGCAATTATACCAATTCTACTTCTAGCTATTATACTGCGCTTTATCGCGATAATACTTCTAAATACTGGAAACTATTAGATAATATAACTTCTGAGCCTACTACAACTATTACTGGTGGTTCTCAAGCTATATTGCAATCATATTTAAATAGTGGTGGATTAGTATCCAATTCAACTGCAGTTACACTTACAGCAAATTCGACAGTTGCTGTAAACATAACAGCAAACACACTAACATTAAGCACAGCATTGGCTGGTACATCCGGTGGCACAGGATTAAATACATATACAGCAGAAGATATTCTTGTAGCCAATTCTACTAATGGGTTTAGAAAACTATCAGTTGGAAGTGAAGGACATATATTACAAGTAAGTAGTGGTGTAGTTGCATTTGGTCCTTTAGATGGCGGTAGTTTTTAGAACTTGATTAAGAAGGAATCATTATGGAAACTGAATTTGTAAATGTGTATATTACTAAATTAAAAGCAATGATAGATGATCTTGTTGGCAAAGTTCTTATCTTAGAAACTAGAATTGCTTTATATGAAAAAGAATTAATTGTCACTAATCAAATGGTTGAGCAAACGCAAAAAGAATTAGCCGATGCTCAACAAAAAACTCGAGTACAGAAAAAAGAGATTAAAGCAGAATCTTTTTAATTTTACTCCCTTGGTATATACCAATCAATAGGGAAGCCATATGGCAAATACAAGAATCCAAGTAAAAAGAACCACTGTTTCAGGAAGAACACCGAATACAACGAATGCAGCAAATACACAATATATTGCTGCAGGTGAACTTGCATTAAATTTAACTGATGGTGTTCTTTATAGTTCAAATGGCACAGGTCTTATAACCATTGGTGCTACTCAAAGTACTATTACAACAAATAGCGTTGTTTCTAATACCGTTTCTGCTAATACCGTTTCTGCAACTAATGTTACGATTACTAACGGGATTAGTGTTGGCAACAGTACTGTAAATTCTTCAATAAATTCTACTGCATTATTTTCAGGTAACTCGTCTGTTAATACCGTAGTGAATACCGTCTTTATTTCTGTCAGTAATGCAATAACAAATTCTTCTTTATCTCCTCAGATTGTTTTTGTAGGAAATTCTTCTGCTAATGCTCAACTGAATTTAACAGGAGGAATAAGAAGTATTAACGTTACATCGTACAGTTTGACCGCTGCCGGTGTTGCAACAATTCAGACACAAGTTAATCATGGCATAATTTTAACTCCTGGATATACAGCTACTCTTGCTGGCGTTAAATCTATGTTTGATGGACGTGCTTTAAAAGTTACATCTATACCAACATCCAACACTTTCACTTTTTCTTTCTCAGCAACTGATCTAGGATCGTTATCTGTAATAGCTGTACAGCGTGCTAATGGAGTACAAACATACACAACGCCATCCCCTCACGGATTAACTGCGGGACAGAGCGTAACAATTACTGGAATTCCTCTTGATGCTAATCGATTCAATTTAACCGGCACAATTGCTAGTGCGCCAACTACGAATACGTTTACTATTTCAGTCAGTTCTCTTGTAAATTTTACAGCAAATTTAACCACTTGGACTGCTTCTTCTCTTCCCGCCGGAGCTACTCAAGACGTCCCATTAGTTATAAATTTAACTGCTGCTTTGCCTTCTCATATCAAAAGCTTGTACTATGCTCAAGCGACGTTTACAAACGTAACTACTCCAACTGGAAGTAAAATTCCATATAGTACTGGTACAACAACGGTTTATAGTGATGATATTACTTTAAAATCTAGAAAAGTATTCACCTATCCTAATGACTTTGGTAGCGTGACAAGAATTGCACCAGTTCAATCGTCACTACCTCCAGTACACGGTAAAACAGATAAGGCTTGGTCTGGTAGTACCGGCACCTTTAATACTGGTGCACAAGTATCCATAGGGTTTGACATTGCATTAACTACGTTAACTACTCCTGGTAAGATTACGATTGGATCTATAGCTAATACTGCAACGACACCTGCAACAGCAAATGCTACTCTAGATAACCCAATCAATTTAACAGTAGCTAACTCGACGTCTTCTGTTAAAGTTACTCCAACATCTATTTTTGTTGGAGGTGGCACAACCAACGTTATTATTGACGCTACGGGGTCCCGCTTTAACAAAGCGGGTTCTATTTTACAAACATTCGTTGATGGCACAGGATTTACTGTTTCTTCTTTACAAAGTACTGATGGCGCGATTGATTCTGATGCAAATTCATACTTTGCAAATGCAAGTATTGTAATGCTTGGTAATACTACAGTAAGCACTTTATTAACTCCTAATTCAATTCAATCCAATACTTTCTATGCTATAGATTCAAATGATAGCACGACAATAAATTCTTCTGCTATAACTATGAGTTCTGGGTTATACATTAATAACTTTACTGCTAGTTTTCCAGGTATAGTTAGCGTAGGGTCAACATTAGAATTGACTGGAGGGATAGGAGCAAATGGTGATGTAGGATCTGATGGGAACATTCTAACGAGTAATGGAACTGGAGTTTATTGGTCATCAGCGATATCAGCAAACGTAAATGCAAGTACAATTAATGCGACAGCTAATGTTATTACTCCGACGCTTTATGGCAACGTGGTTGGTACTACACTAAATGCTAGTTCTAATGTCATAACAACTAATGTTTATGCTACTACAGTTTCTGCTAATTTAATTGGGGGAACTGCCAATTTATCAACAAGTGTCAATTCAGCCCTCTTAACCGTTGGCACATCATTAATCGCCAACACCACAGGCGCTTATCATACCGGCACAATTAATGCTGCAAGTCATACAGTTGGTTCAAGTTTCATTGCTAACTCTACAGCGATTATAGGAACAGGATATGCTAATGTAACAACAAGTGTTAACTCAGCGTTGTTGACTGTCGGTACAGCTTTTACTGCTAATGCTACACTTGTCAATGCTGCTGCTATAAACATAACTGGTCAAGTTAATACCGCAACGCTTTACGCTGCAACTTCAGCTAACATTGGCACTGCGGTTGTTGCTAATGCTACGGGCGTCTATACCACTGGCACAGTCAATGCTGCTAGCCTTACTGTTGGTTCGGGATTTGTTGCAAACACGTCAAGATTGAATAGTAACACTGAAGTCACCCTTACAGTTAATAACAAAAAATTAGCGTTTGCAACAGTTAATTCATCTGCTAATGTATACTTCATTCAACAATCTGATGATAACTTTGTATTCTATTCTACCAATACAGCATACGGCCCAAGAGCCGTTTGGTCAATTTTTGCTAATAGCATAACAAGCAACTTTAATATTCAGGTTAGAAGTTCGCATAATGGTGGATTAACAATTCCTGCTGGTGTAACTTTATTAGATTCTACGGGGTCTCAAGGAACAGCAGGTCAAGTATTAACCACTAATGGTAGTAGTAACGTATATTGGTCTACCGTTACATCAGGAAGTAGTAGCACAAATACAGCTGCTCAATATATTTGGTCTAATACTCAAACATTCCAAGCTAATATTACTTTTAGCAACACTATATTGGGCACGACAGTAAATGCTGCAACTTTTAGCGTAGGATCTAATTTCATTGCTAATACTACGCAAGTAACGCTATCTGGTGTTGCTGTATCGGCAAATGCTACTATTGGTACTTCAGGACAAGTGTTATCGTCAAACGGTACTTCAGTATATTGGGCAAGCGTTGGCACACCTCGAGTTACTGCAATAGCTTCTGCTACAAGTATTACGCCAAACAGTGATTCTACTGATTTAGTAACACAGATTAATACTGGTGTTGCTGGTACTTTAACTATCAATGCTCCAACAGGAACTCCTTCTGATGGTCAAAGATTGATGTTTAGAATACAGAGCACGAATGTTCAAACACTTTCTTTTAACGCAGCATATGATGCTTCTGTAGATTTAGCGTTACCAACAGCAACTTCGGGCGCATCTAGATATGATTATATTGGCTTTATGTACAACTCAACGCAAACCAAGTGGAATATTGTAGCGAAGAATTTTGGCTTCTAAGGAGGAATTATGGAATTAGAAATACTTGACAATGGTATGCTTAGAATTAGATTTGAAAAAACAGACGGTAAGAATACCTTCAACGATGCTTTGATTTTTTCTCAAGCAGAATATGATGCGCTTACCGAGCAACAAATTGAAGAAATTAAACAACAAAGATTCGATAATTGGTTAGCAATAATCAATTATGTACCACCAGCAGAATAATAGATGGCAACTCGATATTGGGTAGGAGGATCTGGCAACTGGAGTGATGCAACCAATCACTGGGCTGCAACCAGCAATGGTGCTCCTGCTGTTGGTAATCTTCCTACCTTAGCTGATGATGTGGTGTTTAATGAATTTTCAGATGGAAACCCCACGCTTACGCTTCCATTTACTGTTACAGTAGATGTAACTGCTAATTGTCTTAGCTTCTCTACAAGTTCATTCGTTACAATGACGTTAGCAGGTACTGCTGCGCTAAACGTTTATGGTAGCTTTACTTTACCTGCTACTAACTTTACTTTAAGTTATTCCGGGACTCTTACTTTTCGTGCCACTGCGACAAATAGAACAATTACTTCTGCGGGTAAAACGTTCGCCGGTGCTATAACATTCAATCATACTGCTGGTGTGTCTTATACGCTTCAAGATGCTTTAACATGTACGTCTACTGTAACGCTGACTACTGGCACCTTAAATCTAAATGATTTAACTTTAACGTGCTTACTTTGGAACAGTAATAATGCTAATACTCGAGTATTAGCATTCGGCACTAGCGGAAAAATAACGAGTACATCTACTACTACTTCTACGGTAGTATCGATGGCAACGATGACAGGTTTTACTTTTACGGGTACTTCAAATATAACCCTGAGTGGAGCATCGGGTTCTGGTATTACGCGAACGGTTACGATGGGGACTACAGGTGGATCTGCTACTAATGCGCTTTCTTTAAACGTTACTACGGGTTCCGGCACTATAGCTTTATCAGGCTGGGTTAGAAATTTAGTTTTTACAGGTTCAACAGTTACCTTAGATAATAACACATTAAGCATTGGTGGAACGCTGACATTAGTAGCAGGTACTACTCTAGCTGCGGGCGCAAATATAGTCACATTTGCTTCTACCGGGAGCCAATCTGTTACTTCATTAGGCAAAACATTTGATTTTCCTGTAACATTTAATGGCGTTGGCGGTACGTTTACTCTACAAGATGGATTAACTTTAGGGTCAACTAGAACTGCTACGTTAACAGCCGGTACACTCGCATTAAACAACTTTACACTTACTTGCCAAACTTTTTCTAGTAGCACTAGTAATACGCGAGCTATAACGTTTGGTACTACTGGTAAAATAACTGTGTCATCAACGACTGGTGGGTCTGTAGTGACAATGGCAACGATGACTGGATTTACCTTTACTGGTACATCTAATATCACATTAAGCGGTAATGCTAGTGCTGTAACAAGAACGGTTACTATGGGTACTATTGGTGGTACTGGCACTAATGCTTTGTCATTAAACGTTACAGCTGGAAGTGACACAATATCTTTAGCAGGTGTCGTTAGGGATGCTATTTTTACTGGATCAACAGTTACGTTAGCTAATAATGCGTTGAGTATTTTTGGAACATTGACGCTAACTGCTGGTATGACTTTGACTGCTGGGGCGAGTACCGTTACGTTCGCTTCTACTGGTAGTCAATCTGTTACTACTCTCAGTAAGACGTTCGATTTTCCCGTAACTTTCGATGGTGTTGGCGGCACGTTTACGTTGCAAGATGCATTGACTTTAGGTTCTACTCGTACAGCAACTCTTACTAATGGTACTCTCGCATTAAACGACTTTACACTTACCTGTAACATTTTTTCTAGTATTAACTCAAATACTAGATCTATTGCGTTTGGTACTACAGGCAAAATAACTGTCACATCAACTTCCACTGCTACTGTAGTATCAATGGGAACGATGACCAATTTTACCTTTACTGGTACATCTAATATCACCTTAAGTGGTAATGCTAGTGCTGTAACAAGAACGGTAACGATGGCAACCTCTGGCAGCGGCGGTTCTGCTGTTAATGCTTTATCAGTAAACGTTACAGCAGGTTCTGATACTATATCTGTAACTGGGTTTGTAAGAAATTTGAACTTTACCGGGTCGACAGTTACGTTAGCAAATACCTTATTGTTTATTGCAGGAACGTTAACATTAACCGCTGGTACGACTTTGACTGCTGGTACAAATACTCTTACATTTGCCTCTACGAGTAGCCAATCTATTACTACTCTTGGTAAGACGTTTGATTTTCCTGTTACTTTTGACGGAGTAGGAGGTACTTGGACTTTACAAGATGCATTAACTGTTGGCGCTACAAGAACAACTACGCTGACTAATGGTACTCTTGCGCTAAACAATTTAACTCTTACTACAGGTATCTTTAGTAGCAATAACTCAAACACAAGAGCCATAACATTTGGATCAACTGGAAGTATAGTCATATTATTAACAACTACGGCTACTGTTATTGATATGACTACTATGACTGGATTTACCTATACAGGAACTCCTACCGTCACAGTAAACGGAGCAATGGTATCTGGTACACGAACTATTATTATGGGTACTACTGGAGGAACTGAAAGTAACGCACTAAACTTGAGTGTTACTGCAGGAGCAGGTTCTCTTGCTCTTACTGGAGTATATGAAAACTTAATAATGAATGGATTTACTGGAACTTTGACTAATACTGTTCGTACGATATACGGAATTTTAACACTTAACACGGGATATACTATAACATCTGGTACTAATGCTACTACGTTTGCTGCAACTTCTGGAACACAATATATTGTGCCTAATGGTATATCGATAACGTTCCCAATTACAGTTAATTCTCCTGGAGCTACATTCCAATTACAAAGTGCTATAACGCTAACTACAAATGGAACATTTACCTTAACAGCAGGCATATTAGATTTAAATAACTATACTTTAACTGTTACGACATTTGATACGAGTAATGCAAATGTTAGATCATTATATTTGGGCACTGGTGATTATTTAGTTATTACTGGAACTTCTTTTACACATAGAAATGACACTAACTTAACTGTTACTGGAAATCCTACAGTATATGTTACAGGATTATCTGCACTTAATATCGACACTCAAAAATTAGGTATTAAAGTTTCACCTACTTGTCCTAATATACTATTAGCGGATCCTACGTTTAATCCATTAATGTCTATATTAGATCTTAACTTATCAAATTGGGCAGTAGGGGCTGGAAAAATATTTGACATATATGCTGGAGGTAGCACTGATGACAGTTTTAGGGTTTATGGTAATTTAACCATGAACTCTGGCAATATTATTAGAGAAAGTAGTCCTAATCCTCCAACGTATTTCGTTTTTGCTGGAATGGCAGCTACAACTAAAACTATTACGTGTGACGCTTTTAACGGTTGCGGAGTTTGGTTTGATGATGGTGGTGTAGGCGCTAGTTGGCAATTAAATAGCAATATGAACGTTACGCTAGATGCTTCAACGTCGCTTGGTGGAACAAATAATCCATTTCGGTTGTATAGAGGTACACTATATGTAAACAATTACAATGTAACATTTAAACGAATTAAAGTTGAATCCGGATTTACGTTATACATGGGATCTGGTACATGGACATCTAATAGTGCTGCTACAACTAATGGTCAAGATATGATTACAATTAGTTCGACGTCTTGTTTTGCTCAAACGTGTTCTATAAGCACAACTAATACTGCAAACGTGACAAGTGTTGCAAATCTTTATAATATTACGACTGATGCCGCAGGGGGAATAATATATTTGAAGTCTGCCTCAGCTAATGTTAATTCATTAGTTTCAAGTGCAGGAAATAGCGCATTCTATTTGTGCAATACCACTTTCTCGAATTTATATTTAACGGGCACAGCCTCTTTACCCTGTACTTTAGCTAGAGCAAACACTACAGCAACTCTTACTCTAACTCAAACAACAGGAACTGCTTTTGTTGAACACTGTAATATTAATAGTACTTCTGTAACCGGTGGAGCTACGTGGAGAGGGCAAAACTGCACGAATGCAAATAACACCGGATGGACGGTGATTACCGATCAAAAAACATATGGTCAAAATGGATTCTTTGGATTTCTTACTGGATTATAAATTATAAATACTCTATAAATCTCGGAGATTAAAATGGCTATTCCAACAACTCGTTCTGCATTTAAAGAATATTGCTTAAGACGATTAGGTAAGCCTGTCATCGAGATTAACGTAGATGAAGATCAGGTAGAAGATCGTATTGACGATGCTTTGCGTTATTATTGGGATTATCATTTCGATGGTGCTGAGAAAGTTTACTATAAGCACGCTGTAACATCAACCGATAGAACCAATAAGTATATTACTCTTCCAGAAAATATTATTGGTGCAGTTAGCATATTTTCAATAGCTGATCCATCTATTCGTTCTGATGATCTTTTTAATATTCGTTATCAGATTGCTTTAAATGACTTATACACACTAACTTCAGTATCAATGCTTCCATACTATATGGTAATGGAAAATCTTGCATTAATTGCTGAGATGCTTGTAGGTAAGCAACCAATTCGATACAACAGACATATGAATAAGTTATATGTCGACATGGATTGGAACACTTTAACGGATGGTGAATTTCTTTTAGTTGAAGCTTATCAGATCGTAGATCCAACTGACTATGTAGATGTTTGGAAAGATCAATGGTTAATGAGATATTCTACTGCTTTAATTAAGCGCCAATGGGGAGCTAACCTAAGTAAGTTTACTGGAATGACTCTTCCGGGAGGAGTTCAGTTTAACGGACAGACTCTTTATAATGAAGCTATTCAAGAAATTGATACGCTTGAACACGAAATGATCAATTCTTATAGTTTACCTGTCCTTGATCTTGTAGGATAGAGGGTTGTAACGTGGCAACAAGCGTCTTTTTTAATAATTTTGGTTCAAGTCAAGAACAAAGCTTAATCGAAGATCTTGTCATAGAGTCGATTCGAATCTATGGACATGATTGTTTTTATCTTCCAAGATCTTTAATTAATAAAGATAATATCTATGGCGAAGATTCAATCTCTGAATACAATGAACAGTTCATGATTGAGATGTATATTAAGAATGTTATGGGCTTTAAAGGTGAAGGCGATTTCTTATCCAAGTTTAATTTGCAAGTCCGTGATCAGATGACTTTCACAATTGCAAAGCGAGTATTCTTTGATGAAATTGGAAATTATAGAGCACTCGATCGTCCTCAAGAAGGAGATCTAATTTATTTTCCGTTGAACAAGAAAGTTTTTGTAGTTAAATTTGTTGAACATGAGGCAGTGTTTTACCAACTTGGTGCTCTACAGACATATGATTTAGAGTGTGAGCTTTGGGAATACTCAAATGAAATAATGAATACTGGAATTGCCGATATAGATTTACTTCAGAAGAAGTATTCATTTGACATGTCACAATTTGCAATTCTTACTCAAGACTCATTTGTCATAACAGACGAAGATGGATATGATTTAGTACAAGAACAATATAATTTTGTTACACAAGTTGGTTCAAGTTTTGAAGATAATGAAAATCCTGTTAATGAAAATCTTCAATCTGAAGCAGAAGCTGTTATTAATTTTACTGATTCGAATCCATTTTCTGAAGGTAACTATTAATGTTTAATCAGTTCTATCATGGATCACTTAGAAAATACGTTGTTATGTTTGGTACATTATTTAATAGCATCTATATCAATCGCATAAACAGTAGTAATGAAACTGTTCAATCAATGAAAGTTCCATTATCATATGGACCTAAAGAAAAGTTTCTTGCACGGCTTGAAGGTGATCCAACATTCAATCGTCCAGCAATGGTTCTTCCAAGAATGGCATTTGAAATTACGTCTATTAGTTATGCATCAGATAGAAAATTGAATACGCTTAATCGGAACGTTAAAGTCAATAGCGCAAACACAGCATCATTAGCATATCAATATCAATCAGTGCCATATGATATTGGATTTACTTTATACATAATGGTAAAGAATGTCGATGATGGCACGCGTATCGTAGAACAGATATTACCTTATTTTACACCTGAATGGACTATCACTGCTAATTTAATACCTCAATTAGGTTTAAATGTAGATATTCCAATTATATTAAAAACGATTGGTTCTCAGGATACATATGAAGGCGATTTTATGAATCGTCGAGCTATAGTTTGGACTCTTGATTTTGCAATGAAAGCATACTTCTTTGGACCTGTTAAGAAAGGTTCAATCATCAAGACAGTCAATACAAATATCTATGTGGCTAAAACTGAAAACATAGATGATGCTGTAGGTGTCACTGATATTGCTTCGAGAGTAACTATACGTCCTGGTTTACTTGCCAATGGTTCTCCAACATCAAATGCTTCACTATCAGTTGATATATCGCAAATTGATGCTGATGAGAATTATGGGTTTATTACTGAATTTGATAGTTATGAAGATATAATCCAATGAACTCCGATAAAATTATTGCTGACTCATTAGACATTGCTAGGTTTGACGAACAAGTCGAATATATTCCAAGTTCCGATGATGATTACGATTTTGCTCGAAAGAACATTCGTTCTATTCTCGAGAAAGGATCTATTGCTTTAGATAAGATGCTTGATGTTGCAGACTTATCTCAGCACCCACGAAGTTATGAAGTAGTCTCAACACTTATTAAATCATTATCCGATTCAAGCAAAGATCTATTAGAGCTTGCTGAGAAAAAGAATCGTATTGAAAAAGGTAAAGATGTTGATGGTAATAAAACCATAAATAATAACTTATACATCTCAACCTCTGAACTATTGAAGTTAATAAAGAATAAATGAGTGAAGCATATCTTGGTAACCCACTTCTAAAGAAATCTAATGTAAAATTTAATTTTACAAAAGAACAAATTGAAGAATACATAAAAGCCTCTGAAGATCCAGAGTATTTTATATTAAATTATTGCTATATTGAAACTCTTGATCATGGCCTGATTAAGTTTGAGCTTTACGATTGTCAGAAGAATAAAATAAAAGTCATTAATGAGAACCGTAAAGTTATCGTTATGGAAGGTCGGCAACAAGGTAAGACTACTACTTCAGTTGCCTATATCTTATGGTATACGGTTTTCCAATCTCATAAGAACGTAGCTATCTTAGCAAATAAAGCCGCAACAGCTCGCGGTATTCTTGCAAGATATCAGTTGATGTATGAGAACTTGCCCAAATGGATGCAACAAGGTGTGGTCAATTGGAATAAAGGCGATATTGAACTTGAGAATGGATCTAAAATCTTTACGGCCGCGACGACAGCTGCAGGTATTCGTTCTCAGTCAGTTAACTTATTGTATATTGACGAAGCAGCAATTATTCCAAATAATGTAGCTGAACAGTTCTTTACTTCTGTATACCCTGTAGTTTCTGCTGGTCAGACTACAAAAATCATCATTACTTCTACACCGTATGGATATAATCATTTCTGGAAATTCTGGAATGATGCACAGAATAATCGTAATGACTTTGTTCCATTGTTTATTCCATACCACGAGATTCCTGGTAGAGATGATAAATGGCTTGAAGAACAAAAAAGACAGTTAGGTGAACTCAAGTTCAATCAAGAAGTTCTTTGTAACTTCCTTGGGTCGTCTGCAACTCTTATTGGTTCAGATGCTATTGCTAAGATGTCAATTATTGATCCTATTCACAGTTATGATGGTCTCGATATATTCTTAGAACCAGAACCACATGCGGTTTATGTCATGACCGTCGATACTGCAAAAGGAGTTGGGGGTGACTTCTCTGCGTTCACGGTCGTTGATATATCCACTATTCCATATAGGATTGTTGCTAAGTATAAGAATAATGTGATTAGTCCATTGCTTTATCCCAATGTGATTAATGAGGTTGGTAAAAAATATAATGATGCATTCTGTTTAATTGAATTGAATGTAAATGAACAGGTAGCATATATTCTTCATACAGAATTAGAATATGATAATATTTTATTTTCTGTCAAAGAAAAAAGTAGTCAGACAATTACATCTGGATTTGCAAGCAAAAGCATGCGTCCAGGCATAGTAATGGATCGTAAAGTAAAAAGAATTGGTTGCCATAACTTAAAATCATTAATAGAAACTGGCAAACTCCTTATCACAGATGCAGACACTATTTCTGAGATTTCAACATTCATTGAAAAGAGAGGTAGTTTTGAAGCTGATGAAGGATATCATGATGACTTAGTTATGACATTAGTTATGTTTGCTTGGCTTATAACTACTCGCTATTTTAAAGAAATAAATAGTGTTGATCTTAGAAAAGCATTGTATGAAGCTAAGATGAAACAAATCGAAGAAGATATGGTCCCATTTGGAATAGTTGATACTGGAATGCCACCCCCAGCAATAGTTGAAATGAGTGATTTTGATAAGTTTTTTTACGATAATGATTAAAACCAAAGAAATATAAATACTAGAACATAGATTAATCACCTTTTCGAGAGGGAGAATAAAAAATGGCATTTCAAGTAAGTCCCGGAGTTAATGTATCCGAAATTGATTTAACCACAATTGTGCCTGGCGCAGCAACTACAGAAGGTGCTTTTGCTGGTGTATTTCGTTGGGGTCCAATCGACAAACTAGTCCTTGTAGACTCAGAAGAAAATTTAGTTGCTCGGTTTGGAAAACCAACTAATCACAATCCAGAAACATTCTTTACAGCTGCAAACTTTTTAGCGTATGGAAATCAGTTGTACGTAAGCCGTGCAGCAAATACGGCTGATGCAACTGGTGCAACTGGTGTTCTTTCTGCTATGGCAAATAGCACCACAATTACCAGCAACTTAGTTCATCTAGTTCTTAATGCTGATGATTATGATACGAAAGTTGCAAATTTTGAAGCTGGCGTTCAGTTCATTGCCAAGTATCCTGGTGAACTAGGAAATTCACTTAAAGTTTCTGTTTGCAGTGCTGCTAATCAATACACACAAACCATCGATTTTCTTTCTGGCAATACTGTTGGCACTGCCAATACATCATTCGGTAATGCAACTGCTACAAAGATTGATTTTACTGTTGGTTCCAATACTGCCACTATTTCTTTGGTAAATACTGCTGTTTTGACGGGTAGTACTCCTGTACCCTATGCAAATACAGTTGCAAACCTATTCTCAATTGGTGATATCTTAGAAGTAGGAAATAGTTCAATTGGCAAACAATATCTTAAAATTTCTAATGTAAGCATTCTTGTAAATAACTCTGCCGGTACAAACACCGGTGCTGCTACGATTACATTAAATCTTGTTTCCAAATATACTCTATCTTCTAATTATAGTTCAAACACAATTGTTAGAGATTGGGAATATTTTAATTCTGTAGATTCTGCTCCTGGTCAATCTGAATTTGTGGCAAACTTTGGTAACACCGCAGCAAATGATGAACTTCATGTTGTTGTTGCCGATGAAGATGGCAGGATTACAGGAGTTCCTGGAACAATTCTAGAAGTCTATAAAGGTCTATCAAGAGCAACTGATGCAAAGACCAATGATGGTGCCATTAATTATTACAAGACTGTTCTAAATGATAACTCCAATTACATTTGGTGGGCAACTGATAGGTCAGGCGCAGTATCTAATACAGCAGTAAACATTACTTCTTCAACAAATTCAAAGCCATCAAATTTTTCATTTATCAATGGTTCTGATGGGGCTGATGAAAGCACTGTTACTAATGCAGCACTTGCTTTAGCATATGATAAGTTTAAGTCACCAGATGATGTTGATGTTTCTTTACTACTACAGGGTAAAGCAAGAGGATCTACTCACAATTCACAGCTTGCAAATTATCTAATTGATAATATTGCTTCTGTTCGTAAAGACTGTGTAGCCTTTATTTCTCCTGATCGTGCTGACGTTGTTCAGAATTCAGGTAAAGATGAAGCACAAGATATTGTTGATTTCCGTAATGCACTTACTTCTACTTCATATGCAGTATTAGATTCTGGATACAAGTATCAGTACGATAAGTACAATGATGTTTATCGTTATATCCCACTTAATGGTGATATAGCTGGTTTGGCTGTTCGTACTGATAGCGTAAGAGATCCTTGGTTTTCGCCTGCTGGTTTCAATCGTGGTCAAATTAAGAATGTGATTAAACTTGCCTTTAATCCAGGCAAAGCTGATCGCGATCTTCTTTATAAGAACGACGTAAACCCAGTAGTTACTTTTCCAGGTCAAGGAACAGTTCTTTACGGCGATAAGACTCTAATCGGTGCTCCAAGTGCTTTTGATCGAATCAACGTTCGTCGGCTATTCATTGTTCTCGAGAAGACTATTGCACGTGCTGCTGAGGGTTTACTCTTTGAATTCAATGATGAATTTACACGGGCTCAGTTCAAGAATATCGTTGAACCTTTCCTCAGAGACGTCAAAGGAAGACGCGGCATCTATGACTTCAAGGTAGTGTGTGATAGCACAAATAATACCCAAGGAGTCATTGATAGAAATGAGTTTGTAGGTGACATCTACGTTAAACCTGCTCGTGCAATTAATTATATTCAATTGAACTTTGTTGCAGTGCGATCCGGTGTAGAATTCTCTGAAGTAGTTGGTCAGGGTTTTTAATCTAAAGATAAATAAAACAACTATATAGGAGAGCTTAGATGGCATTTAATGTAAATGAAATCAGAAGTCAATTAGTACTTGGAGGAGCAAGACCATCGCTTTTCCAGGTCACAATTCAAAATCCAGCTAATAGTGCTGGGGATATTAAAGTACCATTCATGGTTGAAGCTACATCAATCCCAGAGTCAACCATTGGTATGATTCAAGTTCCTTATTTTGGTCGTAAAGTTAAGATTGCAGGTGATAGAGTTTTTGGTGCATGGACTGTTCAAGTAATTAACGATGAAGATTTCCTTATCCGTAATGCAATGGAATCATGGCTAACTTCAATAAATAGTCATGAAGGAAATATTACTCAATTTGGTTCAGCTTCACCCCTGCTTTATAAATCACAAGCACAAGTAGTTCAATATTCAAAGACTGGTATCCCAATTAGAACATATCAGTTCAATGGATTGTTCCCAACAAGTGTAGCTGCAATGGGTTTAGATTGGAATGCAACAGACCAAATTCAAAAATTTCAAGTGACATTTGAATATGATTGGTGGGAAGTTTCTGGAGGAATCACCGGCAACGCTGGTGGTACTTAATAAACATGGGGGTATTTTTGCCCCCATTTTTTAGTGGAAAAATATAATGGCAAGCATTTTTGGATTTCAATTTAAGCGCAAAAAAGACGAAGTAGTTTCTTTTGCGCCTCCAGTCTTTGATGACGGTGCCGTTGCAGTTGCTGCAGGCGGCGCTTATGGCACTTACGTTGATCTTGAAGGATCAGCTAGGTCTGAAGCAGAACTCGTTACTAAATATCGAGAGATGGCAATGCATCCTGAAATTGATGCTGCTGTCTCCGATATTGTGAATGAAGCAATCTCCGATGAAGAAGATAAAGGTGCCGTTCATCTTAATCTAGAAAATGTTCCAGTTGCACCAAAGATTAAAGATCTTATTATTGCTGAATTCAATTATCTTCTTGAACTATTTGAATTCAATACAAGATCCTATGATGTATTTCGTCGTTGGTATGTAGATGGTCGCTTAGTCTATCATGTTATTATTGATGAAAAGGCACCACAGAATGGTATTAAAGAATTACGATATGTAGATCCACGTAAGATTCGTAAAGTACGTGAGATGAAAAGAAAACCAATAGCTGATTCTGGTGTTTCTGTTACTCAAGTGGAATCAGAATATTACATTTATAATGACAAGGGATTCCAGACAAATATCTCTGCTACTTCAAATGCATTTGGTTCAAATGGATTAAAGATCTCAGCTGATGCAATCCTTGGAGTCAACGCCGGTATTCTTGATAAGAATAATCAATTAGTTCTAGGTCATTTACATAAGGCTATTAAAGCTCTAAATCAGCTTAGAACTCTTGAAGATGCTACACTTATCTATAAGATTTCACGCGCACCAGAGCGTCGGATATTTTATATTGATGTAGGTAATCTTCCAAAGATGAAAGCTGAGCAATATCTTCGTGATATTATGACTCGTTTTAAGAATCGTGTAGTTTATGATTCATCTACTGGCGAAGTCCGAGATGATCGTAAATTTATGACAATGTTAGAAGACTTTTGGTTACCACGTCGAGAAGGTGGCCGAGGTACTGAAATCTCAACTCTTCCTGCTGGTCAATTATCCGGTGATCTTGAAGATGTTAAGTATTTTCAACGTAACCTTTATAAATCATTAAATGTTCCTGTCAACCGACTTGAACCTGATAACACATATACGATGGGTCGTGCTACGGAAATTACAAGAGACGAAGTTAAGTTTACTAAGTTTGTTTCAAGACTACAAACTAAGTTTAGTGAACTATTTCTTGATGCATTAGAGAAGCAATTGGTCTTAAAGAGAATCATTGCACCAGAAGAATGGCCAGCACTTGCAAATAAATTTAAATTTGATTATTCTAAAGATAATCAGTTTGCTCAGCTTAAAGACTTAGAAATTATTCGTGAAAGAAATGCTATCATGTCTGAAGCTGATCCATATGTTGGTAAGTATTATTCAACTGAATGGGTCAAGCGTAATATATTACGTCAAGATGAAAGCGAAATGCAAACCGTAATGACCCAAATAAATAATGAAATCAAAGCTGGTATTATACAGTTGGCTCCACCTCCTGGCGAAGAACCACCAAAAAAGTAATTTATAAATAGGAGATACACATGGCAGAAGTAATTGATTTAGTTAAATATGCTGCTGATAATCAGCCAATAGATTTTGGTTCTACTTTTAAAGAACTACTTGGTCAAAAAGCATTAGAAATAATAGACGCACAAAAACAAGAAGTCGCAGCTTCGATGTTTGGTAATGATCCAGATGAAGATGATTTTGATGATGAAGAACTAGAACAAACTCTTGATGATATTGAAGTAGATGATTTGGAAATTGATGATGAGATCGAATTATCTGACGACGATATAGAAACCGGAGAAGAAGATGAAGACTATTAAAGATATCATAGAACTCTATAAGCCTAAGTCAGCTGACGAAGATCGATTCGTCAAGAAGCACGTTATTAAGAAAACAGAAGATGCTAATGGCAATAAAGATGATGTCTTTAATGCAACGAACGTTAAGTCTGTAGATCGTATACCTAAGCATGGTTATAATCCAGGCGAAGATCAACAGGTGTATGAAGAAGCCGAAAAACCCGATCGCCTTGCTGCTATTGCCGCTGCTGCTAAAAAGAAGAATGCTCAGATCGGCAAAACTGTAGTAACTGGAAGTAGAGGTGGAGTTGGTGGAGCTGAGACCAGAAGATATCCTGCTGGAACTCTTAAGAATTCTCATGAGCCAGAAGGCGAAGAACTCAATGAATTAAGCAAAGAAACATTAAAAAGTTATACACAGAAAGCTGTTTTTTCCGCTAATCCTTCTACCACACATACTCCTCAAAGAGCGAAAAGAGTTAAAGGCCTAATTAAAGCTACTAATAAATTATATCTTAAACAATATGAAGAAGTAGAACCAGAAGGTGAAGAGCTTGACGAAGCAAGAACCAAAAAAAGTCCAATTGAAAAACTTTTCAATCGCCCATCAATGCAATTCGCAAAAAAATACACTAATAAAAAATCATCTGATGAAATAAAGATGGAACGTCTTGGGTTTCCAGCACGTCATCTTCCTAAAGAAGATTCTGACACCGGAACAACTTCTTCATTAGAAGGAAAAGCAAAACAGGGAAAGATTGAAGACGTTGCAAAGCGTACAATGCAGAATAATTCATATGAGTCAGAAGGTCAGCAACTTAATGAACTAGGATATGAACAAAATGTATCAGGCCGTCGGCGTCCTGGTAGTCCAATGGATTCTGCACAAATAAAAAGAAATTCTACATTACGCAGGGATGATGCTGAATCTCCATTAAAACCAAGTGATATTCCTATTGGGAAAAATGCACCTGTTCGTCCAACTGTTGCGTCTTCAAGTTCACCTGTAGCTTCTCCAGCACCTGCTCTTACGCCCAGTGTACCAAAACCACTTTCTCCTGTTCGCTCAATAGCTGCTGCACCAGCTGCTAAGCCAGTATCTTCATATAAAGGTACAAGTGCTACACAAAATTTAGCTAAATTGAATAACATTAAGGATGTAAATAAAATTAGTGTTGGACAAAAAATAAATTTAGGTGGAGATAAATCGTATACTGTACAAAAAGGTGATACTTTAGATAGAATTTCTAAGCGTGCTGCTGCACCAGCAGCAGCAACTGCGCCTTCAGTTCGTCCAACAGTTGCACAAGGTGGTCGTGGTGGTCCAAGTCAGACTCCAGCAGCAACTGCGCCTTCA